TGTCAGCGCCTCCCGCAGCCGTGCGTTCTCCCGCCTCGCAACGCACAATGGCCGCTGGCATTCGTCGCTACGGGTGTGGATGCCGTTGAGCGTGAGACGCTCCACCTCCGCTGTGAGGCGGTCGATCTCATCATGGAACGGCTTCACTGCGCTCATCCATGACGTTCGATGGGTGCCACTGTACCACTTGTTATCGCTGAACTCTCCGCCGTTCATCTCCTCAGCGATTTGTGCGGCCATGCGTTCTAGGTTGGTCATCTCAGCCTCTTCAACGGTACGGGGTTAATGCAGCGATGGTGGTGATGCTCGCAATATGACGATCCGTCGCGCTTCGTGTCGTTGCAAAACAGATAAGTCCCATCCCGGGACATGCCAGTAGAGAACAGACACCCGTCGGCCAGATGGATCGGGGTGCCGCCGTGATCGAGGACGGAAGGGGACGGCACCTTGCGCACCTTGGGGTATGGGACGCGGAGTGCGGCCTTTCCCGGCATGCGCCGCTTCTCCACCAGCACGGCGTGATCAGCGCGTCTCTGCATCACGCCGTCGAGGCACAGGCGGTGGACCTTGCCTATCACCGAGTTGCGGGACACCGCGACGCGGTGCTTCTCGAAGATCTTAGCCGCCACCACGGAAGCGGAGTTGGATTCCCCCCACAGGGTGATGAGGTCGGCTACCATCGCCTCGGTCCACATTGAGACGCGGTTGACTGGCTGGTGGTACGGCACCAATGGCCGCGATTGCTGCTGAACGTCGGTCATTCTATCCACCCTATGTCCACGTTGTCTGACGGATTGATGGTTTCCTCGTTGCGGGTCTTGGCGAACTGCCATACGTTGGCGTGGACGTTGTGCCGATCGGCCCAGTCCTTGGTGACGCCATGCAGGAGCCTCTGCAGTTCGCTCCACGCCTCGGCGGGGACGTTGGACGAGATGGGGTCGCCATCAGGGTCGCCCATGTCCTCGTTGGCATCATCGATCCTCTCACCGATATCATCGAATACGTTGAGGCACAGTTTGCCCTTGGTGGCCTCGATGATCATGAACGGTTCGTCGTCCATGACGTTGGAGGTCCCCTCCGCGATCGCCTCGTCGCGCGTATCGCAGGGGCCGTAGTAGCGTTCCCCGCCGTCGGTGGAGTAATACCACTTGAAATCCTGTTCGCTCATCACTCTTCTCCAATGTTAAGACTTTGCAATCTCGATTTCAACTCGACGATCTGCTGCACCAGAGCGTTTGCCTCCTTGGCCGTCATAAGCTCCTGTACCTCTGACTGGCGCGGCCCCTGCGAGTAACGGGGGACGTCACCCTCGTAGAAGCCATACACGAGGTCCGCCTCGTTCAAGGGGCGATCGTCGGGGTGCGTTTTGGTTAGTGCCGAATGGCGATCAAGTGCATCCTTCCACACCGGGTGGTTGGCGATGTGGAACAGCGCAGCCCGCAAGTTTTCCACCTCGGCGCGGGCGCGGGTCAGGTCCTTGCCCATCGCCTCCACCGTGTTGGCGGCTTGCGCCAGCTCCAGCGCGTCGGCGCGGCACAGGCCATAACCGTCGCTCCCCCTGTCGGTTTCCCACCCGGGCCTGAACGAATCGCGGCTCAAGGTCCACACCCTCTCGTCGTCGCCCACGCGCTCGGGCGCGGCGGCATGATCGGGGTCCAGTACTACGTGCCAAGTCATTTCATGTCTCCAGTTGTAGTAGTTTTACGTTTGCAGTCTCAGTACTCTACCGGGTTTATCACCATGTCGAACAGGTCCACCGGGCGCATCTTCTCGAACTCCTCCTTACGCTCCGCCCGGGCGTACACGGTGACGAAGCGCACCTTGCCCGCCACCTTGCGAATGCCCTTCTGGTCCAGCGTCTCGTACCCCAGCATCTTCAACGCCATGCGTATCGGATAACGGGGGCTGGATATCGGCACCTTTACCACCTCCCGGGCGATGTCGGGGGCCACGACGCGCAGCTGATCGTACAGCGGCCCCGACGCCACCGCCTCCTTGAGGTCCATCTCGTGCAGGATGTCGCGTACCACCACCACGAGGTTCTCGCTCTTGGTCATGGTGGCGTCGGTCATCTCCTCCTTGGCGATGGTCTTGGGCGGGATCGACTTGATGTTGAAGTGGACGAGGTCGCGGCGCAGCAGGAAATCGTAGACGTAGCCTTGATTCTCGGGGTCGGTCACCCAGTCGGCGAAGCCCTTGTAGTAGGTAGCGTCCTGCGGCGGGTTCTCGGTCCAAGTGACGAAATAGCGCCGGTCCTCCGCCGCCATCGACACCGCGTCCTTGTGGTTGGTCAGCATGATGGTGGCGCAGATGTTGGGAACGGGATAACGCGACACGTTCTTCTCATTCACCATGATCTGATCGGGCGGCGACGACAGCAGGGGTTTCAGCTGGTTCGACAGCTCGCGCCTCGCCCCCGTCCACACCTCCTGAATGATGATGAGGTGCTTGTGCGCCAGCCACTCATTGAATGACGAGGTGAGCGAATCCGCACCGACCTCGGAGACGTTGTGCGAACCGAACGCGGCCCGCACCGGCACCAGCCACAGGTCCTTGCCGACGCCCTCGTACTTCGACCCCATGAGCAGGGCGTGGCCGGGCTTCACGCCCGGGCGCTGGAGGCAATGGGCCATCCAGTCGAGCATGTGAGTTACCTCCGCCCCGGTGTAGTACAGGGCGATGTGGTCGAGCCACGGCTTCACGTCGCCGTCCTTGGGGTTCAGCTCGGTGGGCCTCCACATGTTGACCGCGTCCTGCATGACGGCGGGCTGGCCGGGGAGGTATGTCACCTTCGACTTGATGGAGCGCCCGGGCCACTGCACGTAAATGTTCATGGCGCGGCGGATGCGGTTGGCCATGACCGAATCGAAGCGGTCCTTGTCGAGGATCACCTTGTCTGCAGAGTTGACCATGCGGTTGATGTTGGTGACGTAGTGCCAGTCGGAGAAGATGTCGCTCAAATCGTCGTCGGACAGGTCCGGATCAGAGGGCTTCTCGGACTTCTTGTCGAAGCCCTTCTTGAAGGCGGAGTTGACCATCTCCGGGATCTGCCGCAGGGTGTCGCCCTTGTAGGTGGCGGGGAACAGCAGCGTCACTGCATTCACGATGCGCTCGGGGTCGAGGCCAAAGGCGACGAGACGGGCGACGAGCGCCAGCGTCGGGTGGTGGGTGCTCTCGCCGGTCGTCAGGTTGTCGATGGTCGCCCCGTCGACGTCGAGGGTGGCGATGGCCTGAATGACCTTGAGGTCCTTGACGGTGAGTTCCGGCAGCTGGTCCAGCACGTTGACCAGAGGACGGCCCACCCATTGGTACGGCTTGCCGGTCTTGCGGTGGACGGACGGCGGGATGAACGTGAAGCGCCCGGAGGACAGGTATTCCACCGCCGGAGATCCCCGCCCCGGGACGATGTAGTTGTGTGACTTCTTGAGGTCGTCCACCTCCTTGGCGACGCGGTAGAACAGACCCACCCCCTTGGATCCGAAACGGCCAGACGGAGAGGGAAAGAGATATGTCAGGCAACGTACCAGACCGGGGTGGTCGATATCGAGGCAGACCAGACGGTGGTGGATGCCGAACACTTTGCCGGTGGCCAGCCCGACGGCGGATATACTATCTGGAAAGAGAGGACCCCGGAGCCAACTGTCGCGTAGGGGGACTGGGGGTATGTTATGACACCAAGACTGCCACTTGTCGGGCGGACGCACCACTCCACCCCCTACTTGGACGGGGAAGACTGACAACCCCAAATCCCAGTAGTCGATGGGGCTGAAATGGTTAGAGGGTTCAATGGTAGTGGCTTTAGGCATATATGGCTCCTGTCTTGGGCGGACAATCGAGCAGCCCCTATAGGGACTTGTCAAGATTAAACACCGGGTAGTATATAACCCCTACTATGAAAATGGTGAGGGTTGAATGGTTAGGGGGTTGAACAGGGTAAAACCGAATACAATGACGAAACGCCGCGATGGGTGGTTTATATGCTCGGTTATCCCGCGCCGCTCCGTCGTCCCGTCCTTCTTCCTACCCTCCCCCCCGTCCCGTCCTCCTACTAGTTTTTCTTCCACCACAGAGAGAGAAATAAAAAACTAACCAACCTTGGGAAGGGACGAGTCCAGTGGCGGGTCCGATGGGGTCGTTCCGGGGCGGAGAGGCCACTCCGTCGGGCGAGAAAAAGGGGGGTAGCTACTAACATAGCTTGGAGGATGAGCGGGCGTCGGAGTGGCCTCTCCGGGGCAGGACGCGGGTTATGCACTGGACGCCCCATAAGTTTGGCCCCCGGAGGGTTCCCCGGGGGCTGGCAGTCTCGGCGGTGGGGCGCGTAATTACTTGCGCTTGCGGGCCTTGGGCTTCTCCTCGCCTTCCGGCTGGCGTTCGCCTTCGAAGACCACCTTGCCCTTGTGGCGGACGTCGATGCCCCGGCGGATCAGGCCCCGGACGCGGTTGCCGATGTTCATGCGGATCTGGCCGTTGCTCAGGTGGCTGTACTTGGACGGGTCGATGCTGTTCTCGACCGCGAACTGGGCCAGTTCGCCGATCACCAGCCGGTCTTCGTCATCGAGGAACTGGTCGGCGAGGAACCGGGCCACCGCATCGCCGTTGTTCTGGCGACCGGGGTGCGAAGTGTTCTCGCGGTAGATCGGGCGGTACTTGGGCGGGACGATCGAGTGGCTGACCTCTTCATCCTCGTCGCCCTCGTCGGCTTCCGCCTCGCCCTGCTCGCCCTCTTCCATGTCTTCCTCGTCTTCTTCCATGTCTTCCTCGTCTTCTTCCATGTCTTCCTCGTCTTCGTCGCGGGCCTTGCGGGCGGGCTTTGCGGCCTTGACCGGGGCGGGGGACGAGGCGCGGGCTGCGTCGGCGGGGACGTCCGTCTCGACGGCGATCAGGCGGCGACCCTCCTTGGCGTATTCGCCCTCCTTGGCGGGGCCGGACGGCTCCAGCATGCCGCGCTTGATCAGGCCGACCACCGCCATGCCGTAGGCGCGGGGATCGACCTTCGAGTGCGACCGCTCCAGCGTCGGGACGATGCCCTTGTTGCGGATGGTGGCGGTGAGGATGATCTGCTGGGTGTCGGTGAGCTTGGTCATGGTAGTCTCCTGTGTGGTGGGCGGTATTGCCCGTGATTGGAAGTAAAGCACGGCGTAGTACTATTTGTCAATATATTACGTTCACCTTGCTGATCAACGGCTTCACGTCGCAGACCTTGCACGGTGAGGGCTGGTTGCGCTCGGAGCCGCCGCCGGGGATCCAAGCCTTGGTGTCGACGAACGACTGGTCCCAGTAGTCGAGGTTGTTCAGCATCGCCTGAATGGCGCGGGCTTCCCCGATGTTGGGGCGGAGCTGCTTGTACTTGGTGAGCACCCAGCCCGCCGACCACGGCTGGACGGAAGCGGTGATGCGGAGGCGGATGGCGGGGGGCAGCTGCTCCCAATAGTGCCATTCGCTATATTTGCGGGTCTTGCGGCGTCCCTTGTAGTTGGTGGCCATGGTAGTCATCTCCTGTGTTGCCGTGTCGTGAAGTTTCACTTCAGCACACCGTCATATGATTTGTCAAGTATTTACAGCAAAATAAAGAACGGCTGCTACACGTGAAACGGTAACGGAGTACCACATGGGTAAGCCGCAACCCTAAGGCGGGGATAAATGGCATGGTGGATTGGCTTCGCCCATGCTCCTGTGCTTTTTTGTCGCCATGCCGCCGCTCAAAAACTCCAAGCACGAAATGTTCGCCCGCCTCATCGCTGAGGGGACGCCGTCCACCGTTGCGGTGCGTTCGTCGGGCATACTGTTCAGCACGAATCCCGGCACCGTGGCAGTGAAAGCGTCCAAGATGCTCCACAGTCCCGCCATCGCGGAACGCATCGATGAATTGAAATCGCATGCCGCATCAGTCACGTCAGTCGTTACCGTGTCCCGCGTCCTCGAAGAGTTGGCGAACATCGGCTTTGCGAACATGGCCGATTACGTGCGGGTGCAGGAAGACGGCACAGCGTACGTCGACCTGTCGAAGATCGATCGAAAGCAGATGGCGGCGATCGCTGAAGTCATCGTTGAAGAGGTCCCGGAAGGAAAGGGCGACAACGTCCGCATGATTCGCAAGACGCGTTTCAAGCTACACGACAAGCGGGCGGCGTTGCAGGATCTCGGCAAGCACCTCGGCATCTTCAAGGAGAAGATCGAAGTGACCGGCGCGAACGGCGGGCCGGTGCAGATACAGAACAAGGTCGACGTCAATCTGCTCGACCGTGAAGAGCGCGACATGCTGCGGCAGCTTCTTGTTTCCGCTGCCGAACGCAAGGCAGAGCGTGATATGAAGACGATTGAACATGACGATGGAGAGAAGTGATGTTTGACCACCATGACGTTTCGCCCCTTATGCCGCGCTGCTTCGTCTGCAACAAGATGGTGGAGATGCTTCAGTGCTTTCGTGATGCGAAGACGTGCGCCACGGTGTTCGTAGCGTACTGCCACGGCAAAAGGCAGGAGGCGATCGTCACCGACGAAGACTTTCATGACCGGATCCGTCTTGGTGCCGGTATCGCATTCATGCCGCCGGTAGCTGAAAACGCCCCGAAGCCAGACGTCATCATGGCCATCGCCGACAAATGAGTCATCCTTTCCAGCTCGACTTATCGAAAGTCGATATAGCTTCGCTGGACCACGAAGCCCTTCTCTTTGACATCGACAAGGCAGACGCCGAAGAATCGCTGGTGGAGTTCATACGCCAGTCGTGGGCCGTCGTAGAGCCGGGACAGCCCTATGTGCACGGCTGGCACATCGACTTCATCTGCGAACACTTGGAGGCGATCACTGACGGCGTACAGTTCGACGATGGAAAGTACTACAACCGTCTGCTGATCAACATTCCACCCGGCATGATGAAGTCGCTCATCCTCAACGTGTTCTGGCCCGCGTGGGAATGGGGACCGCGCAACATGCCGCACCTGCGCTACGTCTGCGCAGCGCACAAGATCGAGAACCTGTCGGCCCGCGACTCGCGCCGCATGCGCCAGCTCATTACCTCCGAGTGGTATCAGAAGCGTTGGGGCGACCGCGTGTCGCTGGCCCGCGACCAGAACGAAAAGCTGAACTTCGTCAACAGCGCACAGGGCTTCCGCATCGCCACCGCCATCACGTCATTGACCGGTATTCGCGGCGATCGTGTCATCATTGACGATCCGCATTCGGTAGACTCGGCGTCTTCCGACACGATGCGGCAAGCGGAAGTCGAGACGTTCCTCGAAGCGATTCCGTCCCGCGTCAACAATCCGCAGCGCTCGGCCATCGTGGTCATCATGCAGCGCCTTCACATGAAGGACGTGTCCGGGGCGATCCTCGACAACGAACTGGGCTACGACCACATCATGCTGCCGATGCGCTACGACCCGTCGCGGGCGATGCCGACGATGCTGGGCCTCGTGGACCCGAGACAGGCCGAAGGCGAACTAATCTTCCCGCAGCGCTTTCCACTCGACGTGGTGGAACGCGACGAACGGGTGATGGGTTCGTATGCCGTGGCGGGCCAGCACCAGCAGACGCCGGAACCTCGCGGCGGCGGCATCATCAAGCGTGACTACTGGCAGCTGTGGGACGAAGACGCGTTTCCGCCGATGGACTTCATCGTGGCGTCACTCGATACGGCGTTCACTGTGAAGAAGGAAAACGACCCGTCCGCATTGACGATCTGGGGCGTCTATTCGTCCGACACCGTGGCGCACCCGACCAAGCGCGTGGCCCGCGATGGAACGCTGATGCCGACCCTAGACGACATGCGCCGCGAGTTCGCGCAGCAGCACCCGAAGATCCTGCTCATGAATGCATGGGCCGACCGGCTGGAGCTGCACGAGCTGGTCGAAAAGGTTGCCCGGTCGTGCAAGTCGATGCGCATCGACATGCTACTGATCGAAGGCAAAGCATCGGGACACTCGGTGGCGCAGGAGCTTCGCCGCCTCTATTCGAATGAGAACTGGAGCGTCCAGATCATCGACCCCGGCAGCGTCGACAAGATGGCGAGGCTCTATTCGGTGCAGCATCTGTTCGCCGAAGGGCTGGTGTACGCGCCCGACCGGCGCTGGGCCGATGCCGTCATCAATCAGTGCGCCACCGTTCCCCGGGCCGAACACGACGACCTCGCCGACACCGTGTCCCAAGCCCTGCGCTGGCTGCGCCACACCGGCATGCTGATACGCTCCACCGAATACGTCGACCAGATGGAATCGTCAATCCGCCACGTCGGGCGCGACCCGCCGCCGCTGTACGACGTGTAAGTGCAGCGTTTCAGTGGATTTGCCTTTCCATCGCGTCCCGTGGTAGAATGCCGCCCATTGCAGAGTTGAGCGAGGAAATCTTGAATGTCGCTGGTGCCGGGACTGTCCCCTTCGATCCGCCAACCGGCACCGCAGCCGGAAGATAACGAATTCGAGGACGGCGACGTCCAGATCGAACACGTGGAGGGCGAGGACGCCTCGCGCGTCGACCAGCTCGGCAACGTCATCTCCATCGAACACCCCGACGGCTCGGTCACCATTTCGCTCGACGGCAAGCCCTTGGAACCCGGCCCGGGCTACAACTCGCAGAACCGCGACTGGTTCGACAACCTGCTCGACGACATCGACGCGATGGAACGGGGCCGCATCGCGGAAGAGCTGATGCGCGGCATCGAGGACGACAAGCGTTCGCGCACCGACTGGGTGGAGAACCGCGCCGTCGGTCTGAAGCTGCTGGGCCTCAAGGTCGAACTGCCGTCGTCTGCGGGCACCGGCGAAGGCGCACCGGTCGAGGGCATGTCGCGCGTCCGCCATCCGCTGCTGCTCGAAGCCGTGCTGCGCTTCCAAGCCAACGCCCGGTCGGAACTGCTGCCCACCGACGGGCCGGTGAAGATCCGCAACGACGACAACGCGGCGGACCTTGGTGAAGACCAGCTGGCCACCGCGCTGGAACGCGACTTCAATCATTACCTGACCGCCGTGGCCACCGAATACTATCCCGACACCGACCGCATGCTGCTGATGCTCGGGTTCGGCGGCATGGCGTTCAAGAAGGTGTACTTCTGCCCGTTGCGCCAGCGCCCCGTGAGCGAGACGGTCGACGCCTCCGACCTGATCGTGAACGAGTCGGCCACCGACCTCGCCAACGCCAAGCGCGTCACCCACCGCATCTACATGAAGCCGTCGACGGTGCGGCGCATGCAGATACTCGGCGTCTATTCGGACGAGCCACTGTCCACGCCGATGCTGCCGCAGAAGGACGCGTTGCAGCTCGAAAAGGATGCGCAGCAGGGCGTGTCCGCCTCGGGTGGCGGCAACCCGGAGGACCGCGACCGCGAAATCTACGAATGCTACTGCGAACTGGACATCAAGGGTTACGAGCATAAGCTGAAGGGCAAGGAGACGGGCCTCGAAATTCCGTACCGCGTCACCATCGACGTGTCGACCAAGAAGATCCTTTCCATCGTCCGCAACTATGACGAGGACGGCGAATCGCCGCTGCCGGTGGCGAGGGAGAATTTCGTCAAGTACACCTTCGTGCCGGGTTTCGGATTCCACGACCTCGGGCTGCTCAACATTCTCGGCAACACCACGAACGCCGTCACCGCCGCGTGGCGCGAACTGCTCGATTCCGGCATGTTCGCATCGTTCCCGGGCTTCCTGATGGCCGATTCGGGCGCGAGGCAGAACACCAACATCTTCCGCGTTCCCCCGGGCGGCGGGGCGCTGGTGAAGACCAACGGCTTGCCGATCAAGGACGCGGTGATGCCGCTTCCCTACAAGGAGCCGTCGCCCGCACTGATGCAGCTCGTCCAGAACATGGCGGAGACGGGCCAGAGGGTCGGCGGCACCTCCGAGATGCAGGTGGGGGAAGGCCGCGCCGACGCCCCCGTCGGCACCACGCTGGCGCTGATCGAACAGGCGATGAAGATACTGAACTCGGTGCACAAGCGCATGCACACTGCGCAAGCCAAGGAATTCGAGCTTCTGGCGGGCTGCTTCCGCGACAACCCCGAGTCGTTCTGGCAGTCGGGCCGAAAGAAGATGAACAAGTCGCGCCGGTCGAAGGTGCGCTGGAACGAGCAGCTGTTCATCGAGGCGCTTGACAACTCGGACCTCGTGCCGCAAGCCGACCCCAACACCGCGTCCCATTCACAGCGCCTGATGAAGGTCATGGCGTTGAAGCAGCTGATGAAGGAAAACCCGACGCTGTATGACCCCATCGCGGTGGACAAGGCGGCGCTGCAAGCCATCGGCTGGACGAATCCGGAGCAGTTCATGGCCCCGCCGTCGGCTCAGGCCGAACCGCCGCCGGAAGTCAAGGAGAAGATGGCGGAGCTGCAGATCAAGAAGCAGGACGCGGATTCGCGCACCATGGTGGCTCAGGCCAAGGTGAAGGACACCATGATAAAGGCGCAGGGCCTCGCGGCGGGCGGTGAAGTCACCGACCCGATGGAAAATAAACTGAAGGAGGCCAACCTCCGTCTGAAGGCGCAGGACATGGACTTCAAGCAGGAACGCGCCGCCGTGGACGACCGCAACCGTGACCTCGACCGTCAGGCAGACATCTCCATCGAAAAGATGAAGCTGGAGGCCGACTCCATCGCGGCGACCAAGCAGCACGACCATGAACACGGCGTCCAGCACCGCGACATCCTGTCGGACCACATCCGCCACGCTCACGAGCTGGCCGCGCAGATCTCCTCCGAAGGTGAAGACAAGTCGAAGAAGGCACCCAAATGAGCGACAAGGACATCCGCGCCGCGCTGATCGTTGCCCGCCGCACGAAACCGGGCCTTCTTGACAAGGAGAGGGCCAAGGAAGCCCATCGACGCGCCCCCGGGCAGGTACACCCGTCCAAGTACCTACCGGGCGTCCCTCGCGCCGTCCACGCCGACGGCGGGCCGGTTCACGCTCCCCGCCGCACCCCGTATACCAACCACTGGGGCGACTCGTGGAAGAATTACAAGGGTCTGGTGGACGACGTGCCGGTCGAATGGCTGTCCAAGCTCAAGGGCAACGAGTTCCGCATGACCGACGAGCAGCTCGACGCTCTGGCGGAGGACATCAAGGCCAATGGTCTACATGAACCACTAATCTTGTCAGTGGGTAAGGACAGCCGCACCGCCCTGCTGGGTGAAGGCAATCATCGCCTCGAAGCCCTGCGCCGCGCCGGGTTCACCCACGCCCCGGCCCGCGTCATCGTGGGGCGCGAGTACGGCAAGGGCCGACCGTCAATGCACGACGATCTCGTGCCGCAGCCGGGTGAATATTTCACGTCCGACGCCGCGCCGGAAAAAGTGTTCCGCAGCCTTGCTCCCGCCAAGGCCGACGGCGGCCCCGTCGGTGACGATATTGTCCGCACGAAGCCGGAACCCGCCCCGTATATAGAAGACGGGTCGCACAAGCATACGTATGTCCATAGACCCAGCAACAGCTACATGTCGGTGGTGACCCGCCCCAAAGGTCCGCGATCCGCGTCGGTGATTGACCTGTTCGTGCCGGAAGAACACCGTGGAAAAGGCATCGGAAAGTTGCTGCAGCGGGCCGTGCTGAGGGACTTTCCCAGTCTGCAGGGGCAGGTATCGTCCAAGGCTGCGGCCAAGAATGCGTATGCTGCGGGCCGCCGCATGGCCGGAAACGAAACGGCGTCGCTGGACGACGTTAACAGGGCAATCGATGAAAATTCATCGGTCAACATGTGGACGGCCAAGGCCGATGGCGGTCCGGTGGACTTCACCAGCAAGGAGGTGATGGACACCACCACGCGTCTGGGCGGCAATGCATCCAGCATCCCGGAGCTGAACGAAACCCGAAAGCTGATGGGGTTCCACCGCGACCTACAGTCTGAGATATCGGAAAGGTCGAAAGAGCTGAATGAGGCCCTGCGCCGTCATCTGGATGCTGGCCACCTGCCGATGGTCATGGGAACGCGCTTCACCACGGAACATTCGCGGTCGCGCCGATTGCCCCCCTTCAAGGTGGCGGGGTACTACGTGAACCCCAAGGACCCCGACGGCGAGTACGGCTACCGGGTGGAACGTGTACACGCCGACGGCAGCGTCGAGCATACCACCCATCTGGTGCGCAGCCCGAAGCTGGAAGCCATTCATGGGGCAGAAAAGTGGAAACGTCTGCAGGAAGGCGTACAACCCTTTACCGGATTGACGGTGGCCAAGGCTGCGGGCGGCCCCGTGGACGAATTGCCCGACGATCCGCAGTCCCGTCTGCGCCGCGCCGAAGAGCAGGGCTACACCCGCGAAGGCTATCACTGGTCGCCCGCCTCGGACATCGAGGAATTCTGGACTCATAACGACCTCGGCGCTCATTTCGGTGAAAGCCCCAAGACGGCGGAAGCGGCTTCCGACAAGCGCCGCCAGTGGCACATGGGGCGCTCGTATGACGACTTCCCCGAGAACTGGACCGAGTACGGCACCACCTACCCGGTGCGCCTGAAATTGAAGAACCCGCTGAACATAGGGATAGATCCCGGCGAGTGGGACCATCCCCAGTCGTGGGCGAATATGGCACACATGAGGGAATTGCCGAAAAGGCTGAAAAAACCGGTGCTGGAGCTGGCGCAGCACCACCTAAAGAAGCTGACTGACCTGCAGGATGACGCGTGGCACAACCCCGATGCCGATGAAGACAATGACGGCGTGTTCGACTATGATGAAGAGCGCAACCGACTGAAGAACGAATTCGGTGCCGATCTGAAGTCGCTTCTGTCCGAGTTCGGCTACGACGGCATCCAATATTACAATCAGTTTGAAGGACCGCGCGACGTACCCAACTACATCGCGTTCGAGCCCCACCAGATCCGTTCGCGCCACGCCAAGTTCGACCCATCCCGCGCGCACGAAAGCGACATCATGGCGGCGACCGGCGGGCGAATCAACAAGGCCGACGGTGGTGCAATTGACGACGATATGATTCGCAGTGCGGTTCACAAGTTTGGAGTCACCGACAACCACGATGAAACGGGGTACATTCTACCCGATGGCACGTCGCTCGACTTTTCGGGCCGTCACGATGATGGTAGCTATGTGCGCCATGGTGACCGTTTCATCCCCAAGGGGGGTCCTGATTACATGCACGGTCGCCGTATGACCGATCATGGCGACGTGTCAGACTTCGTGGATTCTGATTCCAATTCGGAAGCCACACATAAGTTCATGCATGAAACTGGGGCGGTGCGCAATGCTCCGGGGTTTGGCATATCGGTGGTCAGGATGCCGACGTTCAAGCAAGTGGCCAAGGCCGTTTCGGGCCACATCAAGCACTACCCCGGCAAGGAAATGAGCGTTGACGTTTCGGATACGCACACAGGCAGGAACGTGCACTCCAACGAATTTGACCGGCCAAACGCCCGCGCCATAATGAATTGGTTGCAGCAACGCATAAGCGGTGTTCGCCGAGCTGACGGCGGCAATGTCTCCGATGACGCGGACGACGAGGACGGCTTCTACGTCTATCATGGGTCGCCGCACGAGTTCGATAAGTTCGACATCTCGAGGATCGGTTCGGGCGAGGGCGCACAGGTATACGGCCACGGCCTGTACTTTGCCGACAAGGATACGGTGGCGAAGTCTTACAAGGAGGCGCTGGCCAAGCGTCATAACCTGATGGACGCCACCCACGCGTTCGTCCAGAACTTCCGCCAGCGCCGCAACGTCGACACCTCGCCCGACGCCATACGGAAGGAGATGGGCTACCACCCCGCGTTCCGCCATCACCGCGACAAGGATGACGTGGTCGATACGCTGGCCCACATCATCTCCAACACCGGCAAGGGGGGCCTCGTTACTCCGGAGGCGATGGCTGGTTACAAGCGCCTGAGCGGCATCCTCCCCGCTCCTCGCGGCGTCCTGTACAAGGCGAAGATCAAGGCCAAGAAGGAGCATTTCCTCGACTGGGACAAACCGCTGCGCGACGACCCGTCGGTGTTCAATCGCGTCATGGATTACCATGGCGGGCACGAAGCTGCCGCCCGCCTGAATGACGAATACGAGAAGCTGTCGAACGACTTCTTCGAAGGCAAGCACGGCGCGAACCCGTGGGATACGCCTGAACACAATCGCTGGATGGAATTGCACAACCATCCCGCCCGCCGCCTCCACGAGCTGCATCAGCAAGTACAGAAGATGTCGAATGCGTTCGGCTACGACGCCGGGGCCAAGGTGACGGGCCAGAGCCTGTACGACGCGCTGGGCGAACCCAAGACCGCGTCGGAGCTGCTCTACTCTATGGGCGTCCCCGGTATCCGCTATCTCGACGCCGGTTCGCGCCAGTTCCAGATCGAGCCGCCCCGCAACAAGGGCCACGACTGGGAAGTCGTCAACCAGATGGGGCAGCTCGTAGCCAAGGGCAGCAAGGATGCGATGCACAAGTGGATTGACGATAACACTACGCGTAACTACGTGCTGTTCCATCACGATCCCATCGAAATCGTGGATAAGAGTTACATGTATGGCGGACGGGTGGGCAGGGCCGCTGGCGGACCGGTTGACGACGATCCATTGAACCCGCCCGCCCCGTCAATCGACCCGGTGTCGCCCGTGGAATCGACCGAAGACCCGCTGGTACAGCCGATGACCCCCGCCATGCGCCGTCACATCTTGCACGGCCTCCCCGCGTTCCAGCGCGGCGGTGCCGTGGACCGCAAGTTGAACAAGTCGGGCCTGTATTCTCACGCGGCGGAAGCGTCACTCAATTTACCGCAGCCTTCTGGCACTCCTCAGCAGATGCAAGCCATGTTGAAGTCCGCTGGGGTGAAGAACGCGGAGCTAGAGAACGCCAAGTACAATGACGTCTTCAAGGGCGACCGGGTTTCGTCCGCCGACCTCCACCGTCATTTTGACAGGTCCCAGCCTCAACTCAAGGAAACCGTGTACAGGGCGGACTACAGCAACCCGGTCCACGTGGAGAAGGACCCGGACACCGGGATGTATAACGTCATAAACTCCAAGACCGGGGACTTTCTCGACCATTTTACGCTCCGCCAGACGGCGGAAGAGTTTGCCAACGACGAAAGACACTCCTTCAGCAAGACCAAGTTCCACAAGTACGCGCTTCCCGGCGGCAAGAAGTACCGGGAGTTGCTGCTGCACCTGCCCAAGTCGGGTAGTGGTTATTATGACAGCGACCACTGGGAGGACGTACCCAACGTCGTGGGTCACATCCGCATGTCGGAACGCGGGACTCCAAAGGACAAGATCCTCCACGTCGAGGAACTGCAATCCGACTGGGGCGCGGATCACCGCACCAAGACCGGCATAATGGGCAACCCGGAACATCCGCTAAACAAGGAAGCCGAACTGCGCCGCCGGGTGCAAGCGGCGAATCTCGCGTGGCACAACCGCCGAAAGGAACTGATGGGGGGCGTGGAAACGACTGACCCCTATTACAAGGACACTGTTAATCGGGTTAATGCGGATCCGGAACTGAACCGTCTGGTCAGTGAGTTCTATGCGGCCAATGATGAGCATAGGAAGTTCTCGTATGACAACACGAAGGAAGTGGATGACGCTAGGAAGCTGATGGACACGCCCGACGGCCCATACGTTACCAATTCCGGCCACTGGACGGATTTGCTTCTCAAGCGCGTACTGGTGGAAGCCGCCCGCAACGGACACCGCAAGGTGGTGTTTACTCCCGGCGAGGCCCAGATTGACCGGTATGACATAAAGGACGAGGCCAAGAAGCGCGGCATGCACAAGTTCTACAATGACTTCGTCCCGAATCGCATGAATGACCTATTGTCCAAGTTCGGCATCGCGGGCCGCGTGAACCGGCACGTGCACCCGCTGCAGGGCCTCGTCTATGATGACAACGGCAACGGGGAACCGGCGGAGTACAGGGGTCACTCGCTGGAACTCACCCCGGAGGACCATGAGCGCATACTGAAGGGCCTTCCCGCGTTTGAACGGGGAGGGACGGTCGCCCGTGCCGACGGCGGTGCCGTCAATCATGCGCCCACTGAAGCCCAGAAGGAGGCGGGCAACTACAAGAAGCGTCACGTCACCGTGCAGGGACTCGGCATCTCCATCGAGAACCCCAAGGGATCGAAGCGCTGCGGCACCGACGCCCATGGCAAGCCGTGGGAGGTCACCATGCCCGCCGACTACGGCTACATCAAGCGCACCGAAGGAGCGGATGGCGACCACGTGGACGTCTACCTCGGCCCCGACCGGCTGTCCCCGCATGCGTTCATCGTCAACCAGAAGGACCTGCGCACCGGCAAATTCGACGAGCATAAGGTGATGCTGGGGTTCGGGTCCAAAAGCGCCGCAATTAACTGTTACCGGAATGGATTTTCGGATGGAAAGGGCCGTGATAGAATGTCGTCGATTGAATCCATGAACGTCGATCAGTTCAAGCACTGGCTGCGTAACATGGATACGACCCGGCCCGCCAAGGATCGCTCCATCGTGGACGCCGCCATGGCGAAGCTGGCCCGGATGAAGAGCCACTGAGGAGTAAGTTCGATGAGTGAGATGTCAAAGTCGGCCCGCAAGGCGATGAAGGAAAAGGCCCAGCGCCGTGCCTCCCCGACCAAGGGAGACATCGACGCGTCGGGCTGGCGTGAACCCGTCATGCTGACCGGCAAGAAGAAGGGACCCGCCCCGGTGAATCCCCGCGCCTTCAAGCGCGGTGGCAAGGTGGAGGGCGACAAGGCCCGCGCCCACGGTGGCAAGGCCCCGCGTCATTCCGACGTGGCAGAGGACAAGAAGCTGGTCCGTTCGATGGTCAAGCCGTCGGCTATCAAGCGGGCGGACGGTGGCAAGGCAGAAGAAAGCTTTGGGTGGGGTTCCCGTGAAAAGGAAGCCCGCGCCTTGCTCGAAAAGCACGGCATGAAGCTGGGCAATAGCCGCAACGTTCCTTACGTGTATAAGGCGGGGGACGACCCGGAGAACAGCTCCATCGACCCCGATAAGCTGTCCATGAAGCGCATGCAGCACGTAAACCGGGCGCTGGACATGCTTACCGGTCACGACATGAAGAGCAAGTACGTTCCGGTGAAAACCATCACCGGCAAGAACCCCGCCAAGAAGGCGAAGATATACAAGGAAGCGGACTACGGTAATACCATGCGGGTGCGCAAGTACAAGAGTGGTAAATACGTGGGCAAGGACGCCTACTCTGACGCAGACAACCCGGGGGCGTCGTCTGCGGAAGGTGTGGCCAACGATTACGTGAACAAGAAGCGCGGCGGCGGAGTGAGTCGCCGCGCCCGCATCATGAAGCGCCTCGGCAAAGATGACGGCGGGCCGGTGTCGAACGCCGCCGCCAAGGTCGACTTCGACCGCAAGGCGGCGGAATCCGCCCGCCGGTCGAACACGGCGGAAGCGGTGCAGAAGGGCATCTCTCGCATGGGCCGCGACCCGTTCGAAGAGAATGATTCCAACGTCACCCCGCGCAAGCGCGGCGGCAAGGTGCATTCCAAGTCCTGCTCGTGCAAGGAGTGTTCCGGCGGGCGCGTCATGCGCAAGACCGGCGGTTCCGTCAAGGGCAACTATGGCGGCGGCACCCGCCCGACCGGCGGTCGCACCGCCCGGGCCTACGGTGGGTCCCTGATGCTCCCCGGCGAGAAGCACAAGGCCCCGTCCAAGGGCAAGGGAGACACCAACATCCGCATCGTCATCGGCAAGACCGACGGCCAGCCCGGGACCTCGGGGCCGATCGCCGCTCCCACCGGGCTTATCCCTCCTCCGCCCCCGGCGCGGCCTCCGATGGCACCTCCGGGTGGAGGAGCTATGTCTGGACCCCCCGGCATGCCGCCGGGCCTCGGTGGGCCTCCTCCGGGCCTCGGGGGGGCAGGTCCCGGCAGCATGCCCCCCGGCCTGATGGGTCGCAAGGCGGGTGGCCGCGTCTACAAGTCCTACAAGGACATGGACGCGGGCGCAGCCGGTGGCGAAGGGCGGATTGAAAAGACCGAAATCCAGAAGCGCAAGCGGGTCCGTGGCGGTTGATGTAATGCGTTGACGCCCTGACAGGGGCGGGGTGGCTCTCTCCGGCGCTCCGCCCCTTCAACGTCACTGGGGAGAACTGGAGAGACGATGGACAAGCTGGAGAGAGAATTTCTTATACTGATCAGCACCCGCATCGAACACCTCAAGGAGGAGATTTCGGCGGGGATGATCACCACGTTCGAAGACTACAAGAGCAAGACCGGCCAGATACAGGGACTCGTCATGGCCAAGGACATAATGGAAGAGGCCCGTAGCAACGTCGCAAAGGAGAGATAGCGATGACGATCACTGCAATGAAGCACGACAAGGACCCGGGAAAGGAACTCCGCGAAGCGGTGGGCGACGTTTCCGGCATCGACCTGTTCGCCAACAAGGTGCTGTGCGCGATATACGTGCGCCCCACCACCACCAAAGGCGGCATCATCCTCACCGACAAGACCCGCGACGAGGACCGTTATCAGGGCAAGGTCGGCTACGTGCTGAAGATGGGTCCGTCGGCGTTCGTAGACAGCGACGAGGGCCGCTGGTTCGGTTCCGTCTCGGTGGCCCCGGGCGACTGGGTGGGCTTCCGGGTGTCCGACGGCTTGCCGTTGCGGGTCAACGGCATCGACTGCCGCCTCATCGAGGACACGCGAGTGCAGTGCAAGCTGGCCCATCCGGACATCATCTGGTAATCAGGAGCGACAAGCCATGTCAGACGTAAATGAAGACAAGGACGTCGTCATCGAAGACGACGTGAAGGCCGGGGAAGAATCCGGCAAGGCCGTCGGGGCACCCGCGAAGACGGTCGACGGGGAGATCCCGGCAGACGAGGGCATTCGCGAACTGCGCTCCAAGCTGGAAAGCGAACGCCTCGCCCGCATCGCGGCGGAGAGCAAGGCCTCTGAAGCCATGCAGCATGCCAACCGGGCTGCGGCGGAGGTGGAAGACACCAACGTCATCCTCATCAACAACGCCATGTCGATGCTCAAGCAGGACACAGAGGTGTTGAAGACCCGTTACCGTGCCGCCCGCGAGTCGGGAGACATCGACGCGGAGGCGGAAATCCAGATGCAGATGTCGTCCAACGCGGCGAAGATGCACCAGCTGGAACTCGGCAAGACCGCGATGGAGGCCCGGGCGAAGAACCCGCCCATCGTGAAGCTCGACAACGCCGACCCGGTAGAGCGCTTCGCGTCTCAACTGACGCCGCGATCGGCCTCGTGGGTCCGCAGCCACCCGGACTATGTCCGCGACCCCCGTCTGAACCGTAAGATGATTCGCGCCCACGAGGACGCAATCGAAGACGGCATTCCGGCGGACACCGACGAGTATTTCCAGCGCATCGAGAAGACGCTGGGAATCGCGGAAGAAGCCCCAGCACCCGTCCCGGTCGATGACCCGACCTCGGGAGCGGCCAAGCCGACCCAGCGGCGGTCGTCGCCGCCCGCCGCGCCGGTTTCGAGGTCCGGAACGGGTGACGGGGTGCGCAAGGACGTCGTTCGACTGACGGCGGAAGAACGCGAAATGGCCACGATGATGGGAATGACCGAGCAGGAATACGCCAAGAACAAGGTCAAGCTCATCGAAGAAGGCCGGATCACCAAGCACTAGGAGAGATGAACCATGGAAAACGTTTCGAACACCAAGACGGCCATCGCGAAGAAGCCCCCGGTGCGTCCGGAAATCCGTGAAGCCCCCGTGGACACGGTGGAAGCCGCCCGTCTGCGGGCCGAAGCCATTCGCGGCCACATCGGCAACCTCGATGAAGGCACCGATGACTTCTACATCGCCCCGGAATCGGTTCCAGATGGCTGGACCTACGAGTGGAAGCGCTCGACGGTCATGGGGCAGGAGGACCCGGCATATCAGGTGCAGCTGGCCCGCACCGGCTGGACCCCGGTACCGGCCTCGCGCCACCCGGAGATGGTGCCGTCCGACTACAAGCGCGACACCATCGACCGCAAGGGCATGATCCTGATGGAACGACCCCGTGAAATCACCGACGAGGTCCGCGCCATCGACCGCAAGCGGGCGAGGGATCAGGTGCGGGTCAAGGAGCAGCAGCTGGCGTCCGCCCCGGACGGCACGATGACCCGCGACCACGCCAAGGTGAAGCCGTCGATCCGCAAGTCATTCGAGCCGATGCCCATTCCCGACGACGACAAGTAATCGTCACTCGCTACGCCGCCCCCTCTGTAATTCAGTGGGGGCGGAATGCTAGTTGACAATCGATTCAAGTGCGTGGTATCTTCGCAGCATTCTCCCCCCGGCGGGGAGGGCAAACTTTCCCGGTTCTAAGTCGCCCCGGAGCGCGATGACGGACTTCCTCAAAAAGGAGAACCCGTTATGGCGAACACCAATGCGCCTTTCGGTTTTCGGCAGTACCGTGGTCTGGGTTCACTCCCGACTTACGAGCAGAATGTCCGCAAGATTGCGTCGAACAACGGCACCGCCATCTTCTTTGGCGATGCGGTGATCCCCCTCAACACCGGCTACATTGCACAGGCGACCGCCTCGACCGTTCCCATGGCGGGCATCTTCGTCGGCTGCAAGTACCTGTCCACGTCGCAGAAGCGCACCGTCTGGTCCAACTACTGGCCCGGTTCGGACGCCACGGGCGACGTCGAAGCCTACGTCATCGATGACCCGAATGCCCAGTTCCTCGTACAGGCGGGCGGCACGGCCATCGGTTTTGCCGACCTCGGCCTAAACGTTCAGCTGAACGTCGGCACCGGCAACACCGCCAACGGCATCTCGGGCATGTTCGTCGAGAGCGCGGCGGTCACCGCCACGCTGCCGTTCCGCCTGATCGGCTTCGTGGAGCAGCCCCCGGGCGCTAACGGCACCGACATCACGTCGGCGTACAACCAAGTCATCGTCGGCTTCAACAACATGATCGCCCGTAACAACGGTGCCGGTCCGACCGGCATCTAAGGGAGTAAGGTAACATGGCTGTCAATCTTTCAGCAATCAAGGACCTTCTGCTCCCCGGCCTCCGTGGGGTTGAAGGCAAGTACGAGATGATCCCGTCTCAGTACGACAAGATCTTCACCAAGCACGACTCGAAGATGGCGCTCGAGCGTACCGCTGAAATGCGGTATCTCGGCCTCGCCCAGCTCAAGACCGAAGGCGGGCAGACTGCTTTCGACAACGGCGCTGGCGAACGCTACGTCTACAATCAGGAGCATACCGAAATCGGCCTCGGCTATGCCATCACCCGCAAGGCGATCGATGACAACCTGTACAAGACGCAGTTCCATCCGTCCAACCTCGGCCTGATCGAATCATTCCAGCAGACCAAGGAAATCTACGGCGCGAACATCCTCAACACCGCCACCACCTACGCCGCGTCGGTCGGCGGTGACGGCAAGGCCCTGTGCGCCACGGACCACCCCATCGACGGCAGTACGGTCGCGAACCGGCCAGCCACCGACGTGGACCTGAACGAATCGACGCTGCTCAACGCGATGATCGCGGTGCGTACCAACTTCAAGGATCAGGCGGGACTGAAGGTCTTCGCCCGCGCCCGGAAGCTGGTGGTGCCGCCCCAGTTGGAACCCACGGCCATCCGCCTGTTGAAGACGGAACTGCGCCCGGGGACCTCCGACAACGACACCAACGCCATCATGATGACGGCGGGCGGTCTGCCGGAATCGTTCATGACGAACGACTTCCTCACTTCCGCCTACGCGTGGTTCCTGCTCACCAACATCGACGGACTCTCCTACATGGAGCGCATCAAGTTCGAAACGGACATGCAGGTCGACTTCGTCACCGACAACCTGCTGGTGAAGGGCTACGAGCGCTACTCGTTCGGTTACTACAACTGGCGCTCGATCTACGGTTCGTTCCCGTCGTCGTAATATAGGGCCGGGGGTCGCGAGGCCCCCGCCTTCCATCTAGGTAAAACGATTGCGTTGACCGGCCTAGCGGACGCTGCACAGACAACGCAATCTCATCGTGCAGGAGAGTAACATGGGTTATTCACATTGGACAGGCCCCGTAGTCTCGGCTGCGGGTTTCGTCATCGGACCGATCGACGGTTCGGGTGACGTGGTTTCCGGCACCTACGGTGGCGCGGGTACGGCGGCTTCGCCTATCGACCTCGGCACCACCGCCGACCAGAAGGCGTTTGCCAACTACATGACGGTGGGGGCCACGACCGGCGACACCCGCCTCCTCTATAACAAGCTGACGTTCACGGGTGCGGGTTCCGGCGAAACCATCCGCGCCTTCTCCCGGGTGAACGGGGCCACGGCGGCAGTCGGCGGCACGGTCAACGGCATCCACGCGTCTCTCGAAATCGACGGGACCGGTGGTGCCATCTCGGGCGCGGGCAACGCCATCCGGGCCACTCTCGGTGGCACGTCGGTCACTCCCGGCGGCACGATAGCGGCGATCCAGCTGGATTCGAACTTCGCGTCGGGCGTCACGGTTCCGGCCACGGCGTCGTTCCTGCGGGTCACGGACACCAATACGGCGAAGATCCCCAACCTCCTCAATCTGCCCGCCCCGTCGGCCAGCACGATCTTCCAGACGAAGACCGCCGCTGCCGTGTCCCACGTCATCAAGATGAACGCGGCGGGGACCACCTACTACATCATGGTTTCGGACACCCTGTAATCATGATCATCACCGCCGAAATGATGAAGGAACAGATCAAGCGGCTCGAATCCCAGCGCGATGCCGCCCTGTCCACCTTCCACCAGACCGTCGGTGCAATCTCTCTGGCGGAACACGTGCTGTCCCAGATCGAGGCCCCGGAAGAGGAACTCACTCTGGAACAGTTCGCGTCCGACATGGGGGCCGATAGTGCCGAAATAGTCAACCTCAAGGACCGTCAGTAGGAGAATACCAATGAAGGGTCGCAAGCATAAGGCATCGGGCGGCGAATCAATGTCCGGGGTCCGGGAATACGATCAGGACTTGAAGGACAGGCCCGCTCGCTACAACAACAGCAAGGTCGAGAATGAAGCCGAAGAGCGCAAGCGCGGCGGATCGGCCAAGAAGCACGTCGGCAAGCTCCACGGTGCAGCCGCCAAGGCGCATGCCGGTCGCGCTGCCCGCAAGTCGGGTGGACGCGCGGGTGCGGATTCGAACCCGTTCTCCTCGGCCCGCCGTGGCACCGCCGCCAAGGGCCGTTCCGTCGGTTC